TTCTCCAATGCAATTTACCTTGCATTTCTATTAAATCAATATTATACGCTTGTAAAAAAGAAGCAAAAATATAGTCTGAGTCGTATTTCAAACTATATAATTGCTCCTGTTCTTCTTCTGTTTCCTTAACTGGCATAGGGTTGCCAACTAAATCATATTCTACTGAATTAAATTCTTCATTCTTGATATGCTCTTTTATTACCTCGTCTAAAAATAAAACTACGTCCTCTATTGAGTATTTCTCAAATGATTCACCTGTTAGCATTAATAAGGCAAAGTGTGGTTTCTGATAATCTTCAAGATCACTAGAATTTAACATATCAAACAACCTAATTACATTATCAAAGCTAAGATTAAGCTTATAAACTTCACTACCAACGATTAATTCATCTTCTAATTTATAAGCTAAATTAAGCATGGTCGATATTTAGATACTTAATCAGCTTATCTGGAGAATAACTGCTACCTAATTCTTGAGTTATCCCAAATAGCGTTTGAAATACCGCTAGTAACGTTGGCATACAAGATTTGTTATAAAGATTATAAACTTTCTCAAAAGTTTCTTCATCGAATAGCTCAACCCATAATTCTTTAGCTAAATCATAGATTAATTTAATATCTTCTGTTGTTCCTTTTAGTTCTCCAAGCTTATCTTTAACTACACCTGCTTTTTCTTCTACGTTTGCTAGTTTTAGAATGTTTTCATCACTAGTTACAAATTTTAATTCAAACTCTCCAAAATCAACTGGAATTACATTTTCAAATTTCTTAATTACTACCATGCTTAAATCCTCCTAAATTATGCTACTGCCGTTTGTTTTGGTAATGTTGTCCATTTAATCGTACATTCAAAGTTTTCAAAGTCGCTTGCGTCACCGTCTCCAGCTTTAATCTTAGAAACAATTGCTACTGCTTCCCACGCTGTCTTACCGTCTGAAGATACTACTTTGAACCATACTTTTCTATCGTCACCAACTTTATATCTAAGGTCAGCGATTAGTTTCTGTGCGTCATCTTCTACATCGAAGTTCCCCTCAAATGAGAAACCAGCTTTAACTGATTTTACAGTTTCCTCTGGTGTACCGTCCCCGTCATACCATGCTACGTCGTCAGTATCTTCATCTGTTTCATCGTTTACTGTTTTAATGTATTTAGCTAACAGTTTGTACTGTTCTTTTGTTGGTGCCGTTGTTGCACTTTCTTTATTGAAAGGTGCTACAAAATGTTTTCTTAATGCGTTCTTTTGTCTAGCCATTTAATATATCTCCTTCAATTTCAATTTTTGCTACTATACGTAACGTATAAATAAAATAATCTTGCTCATCACGTCCATTGACTGCAGGCTTTCCAACCTCTAGTCCTAAGAAGCGATAAGTATTGTTCGCACTAGGTAATTGCAAATTAAATTCAGATAGTGCGGTGTGGATAGTCCACAAGATCGAGTTAGCTTTTTGGTTGTCCATGCATTTTATGGCAATTTCAAAAGGTAAACTAATTTCTTGTGTTCCATCCATAAATAACCGCTCTACCTTACCACCAGCAATTAAATTAACTACTAAATCATCTGATTCAATAAAATAATCTAATCTTGCTTCAAGTGGCAAATTTAAAGAATTAATATAATCACAAAGCACGTCTTGAAAATCAATGTTATTAATCATCTTATACCTAATCCTTTCTTAGCTACTTCTTCCCAATTCTTCATGTTGTTGTTTGAAGCTTTTTCGGTCCATTTACTACCAGTTCCAGGAGTTGTATATTTTCTAAATGTGACAATTCCATTTGTTCCAAAAAATTGTGCTCTAGCATATACTGTTCCCCAAACAGCGCTACCGTTATCTTCATGTCCAGTTCCTCTTAAAATATCTTTACCATCACTTGGCACATAGTTTTCACTGTCAATCACCACTTGATTAGCAACCATTGTTCTGGCATTTTTAATGTTTCCTGGTCCGAATTTCTTCTCCATAGGTGATAAATCATAAGATACTTTTAGCGACATCTAAATCACCGTTAACTCGTAAGAAAATACTTTATTTCCTAAATAATTAGTTTCAAAACTAATTACCTTGTAATCTCCATGCTTATCTTTAATGTTAGCTTGTAACCAGCTATCATCAACAACAACAACATTATTAAATTTTGGATAAATAAATAAGGTTCCCGATTTGTTCCTTGTGATATTTGTTAAGTTTTGTGTGTTTGTAGTCTTATCTAAAGAACTTCTATCAAACCGAACGAATTTTATTTCAAACGGTTCTTTATAAGTGATCTTCCCCCATTTATCTTTTTGTCCTACCAAACTTACAGTTACAGTATCAGTCAAAAGGCGCTTATCTATCATAACAAACACCTTTATATCCGAACCCCACGCTTTTCAGTAAGTTCATAGTGTCTAATGCTAAATTATACTTACTAGCTTCAATTTTAGCTGGACTACTTCCATTACTGCCATAATTAACAGTAGTTCTTCCAATACTCAAACTACCTAATGAATGCTTATCTTCAGCAGTAAGTATTCCAGTTTCATTTAAGTAGCGTATTTGATTAGCAATAGCAAGCTTCACAGCTTTCTTACGTGGTGGAAAATCATCTTCTAAATTATTATTTTGATAAAAGTAATTTGTATATAAATCTACAGCCATTTCTGCCTTTACTTTTAATTCTGAAAATTCTTCAATCTCTGCAAAACCTAATTCTTTATATTCTTCTAAAGTTAAATAACTCATTTTTAACCTCCTAAAAAGAGGCTGAATTATTCAACCTCTTTAGCTTTTTTTTCTTCTACAACTGGTGCTTCTTCCTTAACTTCCTCTTTTACTTCTTCTTTTACTTCTTCTAGGTTAGTTAAGGCTTCCTTACCTAACGAACGGATAATTTCTTCTGCACGTTTTTCTGTGATATCCAGTTCTGTACCTTTAGATACTTGCTCATAAGTGTCTTTATCTGTAAAATCTCTGTTTACTAAATATTTAACCATCTTTATTTCCTCCTATTATGCTAACGGTGTAGCGCTTGTAACTTTAATGATTGCTTTCTTGTTATCGTCAAGAACGAATGTACCACCTTTAGCAGCAGCTTGAAGTTTTACACCGTCAAAGTCTTCAGCTTCTACTGTTCTAGCAGTTTCAATTCCAATGAATGGAATTACAATCCCATCTGGTGAGAAGATTGCAACAACATTATTTTCAAAATATTGTTCAGGTACTACAATTAATTCAATGTTTTTATATTTTACTAATCCATTAGTATCAATATTTATATTTGAACCTTTTGATTTGTTAGTTGAAGCCATATCAATAATGGCGTTATAAACTTGAGCTCTGATATAACATTTGATTGGTGCGTTAATTTCAGTATTAGTCACGTAAACATTAACTTGGTTGAATAACTTCTGAATATTAGTTTCATCAAGTTTAGCAAGCTCTTTTGTTTCTCCAGCATTTGCTGATAAGAATTTTCCGATTCTCTTGTTTACTTCTCTAGTTTGTGCTTCAGAATGTAATCTTAAACGGTCTGCTACTGCTGCGTTTAAGTCATTATTTACTGTGTAACGGTCGATTCCCTCATGAATTGCTAGTGTATAATCGTAACCTACTTCTGTATCTTGGTAGATTACTTCTTTTAACTCTCCAAAACGGCTTCCTGTTCCTGTACCTGCTCCGAATACTTTTGTTGAATCTGGGTTGTAAGTTCCAACTACTACTGGTGTAGCGTTAGTTTTAACTAAGAAAGCCTTAGAATTAAATTGTACTCCGTCTAGTGTTTGAATTGGAGCTAATACTCCTGCGAATGCTTTTTGAACGTTGAAAATCGTTGATAGCATTTGTCTATATTGTGGTGCGTACTGACGTACTGGTAAATTGTTATTGTTTGTTGTCATTTTTAAAATTCCTTTCTTATTGTGTATATTGGTCTAAAATTGCTTGGAACGGGTCAACACCTGCTGTTCCGTTTCCGTTAGGGTTGCCACCAACTGTAATCTGAGGTGTAGTTGGTTGTTGTTCTTGTTCAAATAAGAAAGGCTTACTTTCTTTTAACGAATTAACCACCTCATCAAGTTTAGGCTTCCCATCATCTCCTAACTCAACCTTATCTACATCGATAAGTTTCATTAGAACGTCGCTATCATGTGCCTTAACATCTTTTAATGCTAATGCGATAGCATTTGTTTTATTGATTTGTGCCAACTTGTTATCACTATCTACCTTGAATTGGTTGTATTCTTCCTGTAATTTCTCTAACGCCTGTTTAACATCTGAATTAGCTTCATTACTTTTAGTTAAATCTTCAAGTTTAGTTTTTTGTGATTCTAGTTGTGCTTTTAATGTGTCATTCTCAGCAGTTAGTTCTAACTTCACTTGTTGCTTCGCTTTCTCCAACCCTGCACCGTACGCTTGCATGATTTTATCGATTGCGTCCTTATCTGTTACTCCTGCTTCGATTAACATATCTCGTTTTAAGCTCATAATTTAAGCTCCTTTCGTTTTACGTCCTGTAGACTAAATTTTTAGCACTATTACACCGTGCAAGGCATAAAAATAAGCCTTTTAACGTCATGCTCAGGACGAAAATGGAAAAATCAACCAAATTTTCCATTTTGAATTGTATTTTTATATTGAAAATGGAAATTAAACGGTTTAATTCCATTTTGGGTATAATAAAAACACCTAGTAAAAATTTACTAAGTGCTTAAAATTTCATTTATTTTTTCTTCAGTCAAGTCTTTCCATCTTAAATTATTCTTTTTTATATATTCACTTAATTTTCCCATGTCAAGATCAGGATAAAGATTTTCAGATGCTGTATATCTACTATCTGTTGCATGTTCATCGAACTTATATAGTAATTTGTCTTCAATCATAAAAGTTACTCCTTATAATATTTTTTAATTAAATAATTGAAGGCTTCATCTTCTATTATCATACGGTCTCCAAAAAGAACAGTAGCTCCTAATGTTTTTGCATAATGGTCCTTCAATTTAGTTTTACTATCGAAATACACAGCATCGAAATTATTATCTTTAGCTTCTTTACAAGCATGTGCAAATAAATGTGCACCAACACCAGCGTATTCACCATCTTTTCCATAATTGTGTGGTGCTGTTTCCACTAATTTTACATACACTGCATTTGAACTGCTATCTAATCTTGTCGCTATTAAACCTTGAATTACTTTATCATTTTCAAGATATAGAGCTGAAATATTCGAATCTGTTTCCTTTGTCCAGTCGAATTTCCATCCTTGTAAATCTTTAGATTTCGGTTTATAAGGTTTAATTTCAGTATTTATTTCTTTGCCAGTTTTCTTATCTTCAAGACAATTTGTAAACTTGTCTATTTTTATATCTACACCTTTATTATACACCTTTTCATCCCCTTTAGTAAGCACTTTTTGAGGATATTTTCCAATTACAGTTGGATTTTTTTCTATAAGACTTTTTCTTCCAGTTTTGAATGTTTTTTCTTTAAGTTTAAGCTTAGCTTGTAGTTCTTTATCTCCTAATTCTTTAGCTAGTATTTGCTTATCCTTGTTAATTCTAATCTCACGATCAAAAGCTTTCAACCTTGCTTTATCTAAAGCGTTTTGTTTTGCTTGTTCCTCGGTTAGATTCTCCAAATATTCTGGTAATTCTGGCTTGTAATTAACACCAACTACAAAAGGTGTCAGATAGTGTCCGCAATTTATTCCTAAACAACCTCCTGGGCTTCCATATCCATAATCTGGTAAACTTAACACCCGTTCACCGTTAATTGTCCTTGCAACTCCTTTAGTTACTATCTGATGTTGAAGCGGTGCACACAATTCTCTAGCACTTGACTTAGCGCTATAATAATAAGTGTCAACACCTAATTCATCAGCTGACCTTTCACGCATTTCTCTATATACTCTGAAAGTAGTAGTTCGTATTACTGTTTGTGCGTAACGCTCTACAGTCCACGTCTTACCGCCTCTATCTTTAAAAGCGGTAAATCCTCTTTCGTAGATCTTTAAAACAGCTTCTGACAATGCTTTTTTATCTGACTTAGTACCAGATACAACACTTGCCACTGCACTTTCTAAAGTCTGTTTATAGTTCTTCTGAATTGCCTTAGGTAATGTAGTATTGATTAAATTGTTAACCTCAAACATTGTTTGCTTAGCTAATGAATTTAAGCTATCCTGAACTAAATAATTAGGTTGTGCGTTAGTCTTTAAAGCCTGCGCCAATTGTTGATGGCTATCTTGATATATTTTGTAACCCTCATTAGCAATTACATCACGAAAAACATCTTCAGCAACTCCACTATATTTAGAGATTAACTTAACATTTTCTTCTGTGATTAAATGCATGTCGTTTAACTTCTCTAACTGCCAAACATAAGGATTTTCAATCAAATCAGCCGTTCCACGTTGCTTTAATCTTCTGACTATGTTTTTCATCATTTCCATTGACAGCTCATGATATAAGTTTTCAACTTCTTTTGATTTTATCCAATAGTTACCATCATTATTCTTTATCTCCATAGATTACACCGTCCACTTCATCAAGGTTAGGTTGTACTTCTTCGTTAATCTCATTTAACATCTTACTTGCTTCTTCATCAGTCACGCCCAATACTTTAGAGATAGCATACTGCTTACTAACAATTCCACTTGCTAAGGCTTTGACCCAATAATCAAGCTCTGCATTTCTATCTGTAAATACTCCATCATCTAGATTAACTGAAATATCTTCTAGCTTAGGTATTTCACCGTTGTAAATTCCGTGTGCCTTGCCTAATTCACAAATAGATACTACAAGCTCTTTAATTGAATGTTCTACTAACGATACAATGCTATTTCTTAACTGAAATGTATCTGAGTTTTCGCTGACAACTTCTGTTGCTGTCTTCATCGTTTTTCCGTCAAAACTAAACATTCCACCACTAACTCCTACTTGCATTTCAAACATTGCTAATCCTTTGTTAATAGCTTTAATGTAATCATCAGCTCTAATAGGTGTAGTTAAATCAACGATTTTATTATCATCAAGTCCACCACCTATTTGAACGAATACATTTTGATCTGTTTCAAATCTTCGTTTAGTCACGAACTTATTATCTTTACCAGCTTGGAAAGTCATATTTGTTAAACCATCTGGAACGGCAACTCTACGCTGTCCCATCTTAATTTCCCACATAAACTCATCATAAGTCCTGTTAATAAAATCAATTGTTGTTTTCGCATTATCGAATATTGATAATCCCAATGGACTATTAATATCTTTATTGTTCATTCCAGGAGTTTTTAAATAAGTGAATAACGGTCTACTTAGTCCTTTAATAACTATACTTTCTTCTAAATCTTCATATAGTTCACTCAATAACACTTGACTACCAATTGTGCTTGAATTGTTTGACTTGTAAAGCTCATTTGTAATTGTTAAATCTTCTTCGTTCCACTCGTGGAACTCAACTAATGTGTAATAAATATTTGTCTTACCTTGACTTTTAACAGTCTTAGCTATGATTGCTGCACTGCTTACATCTTGCATGTTGCTTTGTAATGGTAAAAATACTGGCGCCTGAACAAATGCTACCTTAATTGTTTTACCATCAAAATATGGTCTCATCGCCATCCCACCTAATGCTAAACAGCTTTCAAGATATCGTTCAAAGTTTTTATTAAATCTATCATTTAACAAAATATCATTAACAAACTCATTAATTGTTTCATT